CAGGGCCTTCGGCACCAACAGAACATCGGGACTGATCGCAATCGGCTCGCCGCTGGTCGGATCGGTCAGAGCGTTGAACTTCTGATCGACTGCATCGATGTCGGTGTAGTCGGCCAGTGCGTTCGTGGTCACCGTGTTGTCGGAAGCGTAGGTCGCCTGAGCGGCCCCGCCGTTCCGACGGTACACGGTCGCGATTCCGCAAACCACGTCCAGGATTCTCTTCTCACGATTCACCGCGACTTCTTCGCCCAACTGCTGGGCACGTCGAAGAACGACGCCGGTCTGATCGAAGAAAAGAATCTCCTTGGTGATGTCCAGAATCAGACCACGCTTGATCGTCTCAGGCGTGTCGACCCATTCTTCCAGGAATGCTGCCTGCGGGTAGGGATTGCCTTCGCCGACAATCTCAACCGCATCGCCAACACGGCCAGCGCCTGGGATCTTCTCGCCGTTGAATACGGTCGGAATCACGGTCACCAACTGATCGCCCACCAACTCGGGACGCTGGTAGCCGTCCAGAGTCATCGTGAAGGCGAGTTGCTTCATCAACTGGGAGAACGCTGCGGTATCAACCGCCTGCGATGCTTCCAGGTAGCCGCCGACAGCCTGCTGCCGTGGATCGCAGAAGTCGCGGACGTACTCAACGCCACCGGGCACGAACTGCTCGAAGAGCCGTCGAACGCTCCAGTTCTGGGCGAGTCCGCCACGATCCGCCTTGAACATCTCGGCGGTATCCTCGAAGAATCGATTCGGGCTACCGTCACGCACCGCAGCTTCGAAGAGCCGGCGCAGATTCTGGTGCCGCTTCTCAAGTACACTTGCCATCTTCAAACCCTTTCAAACAATGAAAAACTAACACCAGAATGTAGCCGGAGGAAATCAGCGCTTCTGGGCGCTGATATGGAGGTCGACGTTTAGCGTCTCTTGGTTCGCGCTTCCGTTCTTGAGTGCGTAGACGGCACTCATTTCGGTCGCACTGGTGAAGGTCTGATCCTTCATCACGTAGACAACCGAATCGTCGATTCGGAATAACACATCGCAAAGAGCCGAAGTCGTTGGGACTACTTCGACTTCCAGCTTCTGGTAGCTCGCGCCGCCAGCAACCTGAGCGACTCCGTGGAGGCTGTTGCCTGCGGTCAGTTCCACCTTGTTCTGGGTCGATCCCAGCGAGAACATCACATTCCATCTGGTGCCGCCGTCGACCTTGAAGAATCCCGCACCGCTGAACGATGTCGCGGGACCGGCTCCGTTGTCAACAAGGAAGTCGGCTGCAACGCCGGAAGCCAGACCGACGTAGACGTTCGCCGCATTGGTAGCCGCTTCCGAGAACTGCACGCGGGATGTCATCTTGATCGGCTTGCCAGCCGCGAACAGATAGACTTCCTTGGTGTGGAAATAGACCTCGTCGTTGTCGGCAACCGTTCCATCGGATGGAGCGAGTGCCACAACACCACCGGCGGAATCACCAACGGTCGACGTGCCGCTATTGGTCGCGGTCGTGGTCCAAGTGTTGGTATCTTCGCTGTAGAAATCATCACAGATCGAGTGAGTCAGGATTGCCTGCTCTAGCCGATCATCCAGATTCAAACCCTTTGGCATAACTCAGTTCCTTTGCTTTTCAAACACTCACGAAACCAACCAACAAAAGAACTCAGCCACGCACGGCGCGGGTGAATTCGTCGATCGACTTGGGGTAGCTGATGTTCCCTTCCTGCAGGCGTCCGGGGCTTGCCGATGGACGCTTCGACGGATCAACGTGAACTTCGCCACGCGCCGGCCAGCTTTCGGCAATGCTCTTGCGGTCCGCATCGGCACAAGCGACAAGAGCCTTGATCCTCGCGGGAGTCGGGTCACGGTCCAGCGACTCAAGCAACTCACGGCACTTGCCTTCGGATTCGATCCGGGCAAGCGACTCTTTCATCTTGGCGTTCTCTTCCTTCATCTGCTCCATTTCGGCGACCATCTCGGGCGATGGCTCGACGACGGTCTCCATAGCGGCCTGCATCTCCAGCACCTTGCGGAACTGCTCCAGCTTGCCAGCCATATCAAGCGACTTGTCGGAGATGATCTTCTGCACCATGAGCGACAGCGCCGCGTCCAGGTGAGCCTCGGGTGTATCGTCGGAGACTTCCATCTCCATACCCGGCATATCGTCGTAGCCTTCGTTCTCGATCAGCCGCGCAAAGACCGGCGCCAACACCGACCCCGCGACCGCTTCCGACAGCTTCTTTTTCATCGTCTGCACGCCCTCAAAAAGACCTTTGTTTGTCGCCGGATCGGCCACCAAATCGACGCTGTACACCTTGGAAATCTCAGTCACAACCGCCGACCCGTTCCTCATTTCGTCTTCGCCTTCCGCGTTGTGCGAGAGGCCAAACGTGTCAGGGAATAGCTCGGCAGATTCCAAAATCGTTTCGGTCATCGGGTGCGTCTTGAGGTACTTCACGTCGCCCCAAAGTTCCCCCGAATCATCGGCTCGCACGTTCTCCAGGATCGCCCACCGATCGCGAAAGGATCGCGTACCGGTCGATTGCGGATTCGGATGATCGATATACACCGGGGCCCCTTCGTAGAGACCAACGGCCCGACGTGTCGCCTCGGGGAGGTAGCTTCGACGGTTCCGCGATTGGAGACCAAGCACCTTAACGCCACGGATCAGGCCAGCCTCTCGGTCGACCTTACCGCTTCCGTATGCTGCCTCAGTCCATCGCTTCGCCATAGGTTGCCCCTCCGTTGTGCCCAATTTACGGAGAGGCCAATCACTTTGAATCGGACGTTTCGCGTGAAAGGTGTCCGGATCGCTTCAGACGTTTCGCGTGAAACCCGTCATCGGGCACCGGCTGGCATGCGTGTCACAGAGTACACCAGATAGCACCGGCATCGCGGATGAGCAGGCGGAGGACCAACCGGCCACCTGTTTTGAGTCGTGCCGTGCAATGGTCCGCATAGATCGCAGACCCGCTCATCCAGTTGCGTGAACCATCTAGCCGAAGCGTCGATTCCAATCTCGGCTAGGATGTCTTGGCCGATCCCCTCGGCTTCACTCGTAGCGGTCGTCGTCTCCGTGATGCCGACGTTCTCCGCTCTCGATCGACTCAGAACGCGGTCGCTTAGCGTCCCGGCGAAGTCCTCGGAATCCCGCAACCAATCGCGGGACGTGTCGGCCATCGTCCGGCCCAACCGGCTAGCCTGCGATTCGGCACCTGCCGCCAACCGATCGCCGTTCCTCGCCAATAATCGCTGGATCGAATCCGCCTGGGAATCGTCGCTCAGGAGGATCAGCATCGCGATGATCGCCCGTTGCCGGATCTCGCGTAACGGCTCGACCACCGCCGCCGCGATGTCGTTTCCAAACCGCTCAGCGTCGAACCGGTTCCGATCGGAGTACCGCGCGAACACGTCCAACACGGCACCCGTTACGGCTCGTTCGTAAGTTTCGCGGTCCGGTAGATCAGGCATTTCGCATCCTTAAGGGTACTGGTTCCATGCCTCGGATAGCTTCGCCTCTCGGGCTACGATCGCCTCCCGCTTTTCACGGGCCACGATTTCCGCCGCCCAATTCACGCCAGTATCGCCACCCCAGCCCAACCACGCAACGTAGCCAGCATCCCGCCACGGCTCATCCTTGTACTTCGGATCGACTTCGGCATTTCGTGCATGCCGTGCGAATGCCGCCATCCGGCCAACCGTCTCCCGGCTCAGCTTCTCGCCGCTCGCTAGCTGGTTCGCCCGCGTCCAGCCGACCCGCGTCATCCCTTGCACCGCGTCGCCGTGCTCATCCCGCCACCGTAGAACCTTTTTCGCGTTCCCTTGAGCGCCTTCGGGGGGCGTGTAGCCGTTGCTTTCGGCCAGCACTTCGGCTTCGTCGTCCAGCAGATCGGCCACAGCACCGGCACCGAGTCCCAACAGACCAAGCATCACGCCCGACTGCTTCCGGTTGATCGTCCCGCCTTGGAACTCGGCCACCACATCGGCAATCGCCTTTCGGTTCCGGTTCCATTGCTGCCGCGATAGTCCGGCATACTCGCCACCAACCGGCGATTCCTCGGCTTCGTCGATCGCTTCCGTCGCTGCACCCGGTACCGGTTGCACGGCCACCGTCGTACCGGCTGGGGTAAACGCTGGAGTACCCGCCGTCGCCATCACCTGCTCGGCTTGCTGCTGCGTCAGTTGGAAGAACATCACCAACTGAGCGACGCCCGATTCCCTCGGCAGGATCCCAGCCGCGACCTTCTCCACAATCTGGCTCGCCGCTTGTACCTGGGCACCGTTGAGCGCCGTATCGGCTACCTTCTCGGCGGCCACGGACGGACCGGCGACCGGTACGGCTGCATCGATCGCCGCCCCCAAGTCGACGCCCTTCGGCTCAGCGTCGCGGATGGATTGCTCGCTATCCCAATCACGTCCCAACTCAGTTACCGCCGTCTTGTCCGTCACCCACCCTTGCGACTTCTCGATCGCTAGCGACTGTGCCAACGATAGACGGTCCAGCGGAACCACCTTCGTGGGAATCACGTTGATCTCTAGACCCGGTTCTAGATCGCTAAATCGCTCGATACCGAACCGGCGGAACTTGCCGTGAAAGCACGCCAACCCCAGCACCTTTCGAATCATCTCCCGCATTTCCTGCGACCGGACAGCCTGCTCGGCAAACCGCCCTTGAACGAACGGGCTTTGGGCCACGATCGCGGAGGCGTAGTTGTTGTTTGAGTAGTCCCCGTTCAACATCCCTTCCGGAAACGCCTTGACGGATCCCGCCAGCCTCAGCGCCGCACTCATAACGGCCACATACGTTTGGGCGTTGTTCGTACCGGCCAGCGGGCCAGCATGATATTTCTGGCCGTTCCGCACGTCCAGCCTTTTGGCCCCGCTCATCGGCAACGTCCGCTCGGTCGCACCGGTTACCGGGTTCGTGCCCGTCAATCGAGCCATCGACGTAAGAGCGGATGCCTGCGTCTGCGTCACGTTCGGGGCATGCTCGACGATGTAGGCAATCGCCGCTTGTACCGCCGTGCCTTCCGCCGTGTTGCCTAG